CCATTATACTTTGTGCCTGAATTGGTAATAGTTACAGACTGTCCAACATAAAAGATTTCTGTAATAGGTTCATTGAAATAAAGAGTACCGATGTCGGGTACATTGCTATGTGCAACTGAGAATTGATTAGGTGTCCATAACATCGGAATAAGAACAGCGTCTGAAGCGTCACAGACTTCTTGGAGAACAGCATCAGTGTATAGAGTGCCAACACCCAAAGTGGTGCGTAATTCGCTGACTGTTGTAAGTGCCATTCCCATTCCTTTCTTAAGACTCTGGGGAGTAGAGGGCTACTACTCCCCAGAGCGACTTAGTGTGGTTCTATTATGTGAAGTTGAACCAGTTTGCGCCAGCTGCCAACTTGGTGGCTAGTGCTCCCTGACCAAATAGTAAAATATCTACTGTTCCGTCAGAGTTAATGTTTGTGCGAAGCTGCTGACGAGCAGATTCGTACCATGTGTAAGCATCTGGATTGATTACAACCATTGAATAATCAGTTGTACCTACTCCGCCTGAGCCCTTCATGTAACGAGATACACGAAGATCAAGACCAGCGACATTTCCGCGCAGTGAAGTAGGTGAAAGTGCTCCACCTGCATTCTGTGGATTCGCAGCAATATAAATTGGGCGACCAGCATCGTTGTATGACATGATGTTAGCCCATTGTTCTGGTGTTACAACCATGTTGCGACCAAATCCAAGTGATGCTGAATAAACAGCAGCAGCTGCACTTGAAACATAACTGAGCAAGCCTGTTGCTGAGTTAGCCTGTGCTGTTGCGTTAAGTGTTCCTACGCCTTGAATAGTATCTGTTACATATTCTTCAGTATCTTTTGCGTAAGCGTATTCCATTTGGATAAGAAGCTCGTCAAGAAATGCAGGTGTTGAGTTTGTTAGCAATTCAAGCGTAGTGATTGCACGACCCTTGAAAGACTTCTTTGTAACTGTTATGTAAGATGCTTCGAGTTGTGACTCTGTAACTGGTGCATTCTCATCGATTTGATCGACTAAAGGAACCTCAGTAATCTTTGGCAACTCAAATGTTTTTCCGAACTCTGGCATTGTTCCAGAAGAAATTGAATCAATAAGAGGACGATCTGCATTAGCCAAGAAGTTAAGAAGTTGTGTGCTTTGTGGTGTTGGAATAAATCCTGCACCTGTTGTCTGATCGTTGTCAGCAGCGCGAAGCCATTGACGAGAATCATCATCACCAAAAAGGTTAGCCTTTAGTGTGTTTTCCAAGTAATTGCGCTTTGTAAGTTCGATTCTTGGCTTAGTGTAATAGCTTGCTGTAACTGTAGGACGAGCAGCTTCAACTGCTGCTGCCTCTACTGGTGCTGCAACTGTCTCTGGAGTATTCTCCACAGCTGTCTCGCTTTCTGTTTGTGGGTTTTCTTCAACAGGGATTACTTCCTCTGCTGCGATCTCTAGTATTTCTGAAGACGCGAATGCGGGAACAGTTACTAGAGAAACTTCTTTGAGTCTCGCTGAGGAGACAACTATATGACCATCTTTGGATGGTTGAGATGCAAGGATTTCTGCCCCGATACTCAAGCCTGTTACTAGACCTTCTTGCGCCATGATAAGTGCATCATTACCGCCTGAAGAACGACTTAGCTTGAAGGTTGCATAGATACCATCTGCGCGAGTCTCTGAAGCAGTCATGCGACCAATTGGCTTCTTTAGATCGTGCTGTGATAGCAACTTAATCTTAGATGGGTCTGCAATTTCAATTGAATTAGCTGCAAAAGTATATGCACCAAGATTAGTATGGCCGATTTCACCAGTACCAAGTGGCACAATCTTTCCAGAGATTTCTCTGCGTTCTTCTGAGCATTCGATTGATGATGCTTCGATGTATAGAGTTTCCATTAGCTGCCATTCCCGTTAGGTGATAGGTCTTCCATTTGCATTGCTTGTTCTGTTGTAATTAAACCAAGTGCTAACATTTTTTCTAGCACTAGCAATCTTTCCATTGGCTCTGTACGCAAGAATGAGTCGTCTAAACTAAACTTGACATAATGTCCAGCAGTGCTGACATCATCCATACTGAGCCTAGACTCAATGGCAGAAACATAAGGCTGCAAAGTGAAAGCCACCATCTGTTTCCTCTCGTCTTGGACATTGGCATATGTCATAGTCGTGTTCATTGAAGCACTAACATAATATGGATCAACTGAGCAGAGTCTTGCGCATTCAGTCGCTAATCCTTGAATTGCATCTTGGTAAGCCATGTCCTTAGGACTAAAGCCTGTAGTTTGATAATCAAGAGTTGCAGTTAAGTAAGCAGTGCCATTATTTTGGCGGGCGCGCTTCCATGCAGCTAAAAGTCCAGTAACTTCATTAGGTGGAAGGTCAGCCCCCGAGTTTTTCAGGAACCCAGTTGCAGATGGCGTTTCCAGAGCTATACTGGCTGACCTTTGTGCATTAAGTGCTGCTCTTATAGTTGATGCGCCTACTGCAAGAATGCCTTCATCTTTTTGAAAAGTAATAAGAGACCCAAGACCTTCCATGGGTACAGGTTTTCCATCAACATAATACTGTGTTACATAATTATTCATTGCATCTGTATTGAATGTAACGCGATTGTTAGCAACCCATTGCGCGTTAGCCATTCTGTTATCTTCAAGATAAGTCTCAGTAATGAGCCAGTAGCTGACTCCATACATCAATAACGAATCAAGCGTAAAATAAAGGGTCTCGAATCTTGGTTGCGATCTAGAAGGTTGCTCTATCCATCGCGGAGGAGCGACCATTTCTCCAGTAGATTTTTTGTAGTATTCGAGTGGAATGCTGGCAATAGTGCCACAGATTAAATCGCGGCATCTTTTTATTGCGGGTACGCCAAGAGCTTCTACGCGAGAGATGGCGACTGGGAATACATTGTTAAAAGTGTAAAAATTGTCAGTCATTATCTGGGGCGCGTTTTGCGCTTCCAAGATTTGAGGCTTACGCGAGAAGATACCCATAGACAGAAATTGTAGCATTTGTCAAGAGATTAGACAATATGCTAGTGCGTGTCTAACTATAAATCTGAGGCTTAGGTGCAGGAAGCATCAACTTGCTTACTGCCATTGCAACTCCAATAATGGCTGAAATATCGCCTGCCGATTTGCGCTTTATGATTCTCCAAGCTGAGTCATTGACCTTAGCTGCACAATTATTGAATTGCTGGATAAGTTCTGCTTGCCCATTGTGAACCACTTTGTGCGTCACCAATCCAGTCAATAAATCACCACATGCTTGATAGAACTGCTGGCCTGAGACATCCTCGGTCATAACTCCAGCTTGTTTTAATCTATCGGCTATAGATTGAGTGGCATATTTGTCGTAGCACACTAAGCGCGGTTTGTATAGGTCGCACCATCCTTTAATGGCAGCAGCAATCTTTAGATCATCAACTGCAACCTGAGAACTCCAGACTTCCATGATCCCGATGCCAATCCTCCCATCTGGAAGTAATTGTCCAGCGACTAAAGATGCGTTCCTTCTCGAAGGACTGACATCGAAACCAAATACAGTATAAGCCCCAACTGCAATTTCAAGCGTGTTATCGCTAGTCTCCTCAAGAATGCCATGAGGCCACGGACTCTGAAGCGAATCAATCCATTGGCATAAGGTCTCAGTACGAGTTGTCTCAATAGGTGCAGTTGCTATAGCTTCCTCGATTGATTCTCGACTTACAGTAAATCCAAGTGCGGGATTGCTAAAAGCTACAGCATCTCGCCAAAAAGATTCTGAAGATATATCTATCTTGCAATACTGCGGAGCAGAATACTCATAGTAGCCAAAGGTCTCTGGAGGATAATCTTTAGCGCGTTCTACTAAACCATTGAGAACTGTAGAGAATGCATCACCCGCATTCGATGTCAGAAATGTTTGGGCGTTGCCACGCGCCCTCGTCACTGGAATTGCAGCTTTGTACCCGTCTTCCGATATTTCTCGGACTTCATCAATCCATAAGAAGTCAGCAGTGCGACCACGAGCTGAGTCTCGGGTATCTGACACTAAATCAAGTGTTGCGCCATTGAGCAGCTCTATTCTTTCCCCGCCGTTGGCATAACGCACTGCCTTAGTCATTGCCTTTAACTCTGGAGTTGATTCTATGATCCATGCGATTTCCCTAAAGGTCATAAGGGCAGTTGCTCGGTTAGAGGACATGATGATGTGCTTTTTTTCGTTGCCATAGAACATGCCCCAGATAACACGCACTCTGCCAAGGTGAGACTTGCCATTCTGTCTCGAAATTAGAAGCAGCGCGGTCTTAACTCGGTACTGGCCTTTCTTATCAACCATCATCATTTGTTTAAGAATGAACTCTTGATAAGGCATTAGCTTATCCATCTTTAGACGCTCAATCATCTCTAATACTTCTACAGATCGAGACTTGCCTTTAAGAAGTGGTGAATGAACCCTTGGTTGAGTTGCCCCTCGTAGCGGTTGGGGCTTCTTGGCTTTAGTTGTCATAAAATCGGGTCAGGTTTGAGCGTAAAAGGACTGTCTGGCATTGGCTTGGACTGCATCGGGTATATATGTTCTGA